ACAGATACTATCCAGATTTTATATTCAAGTTAAAAACAGGTAAAAAATTTATGGTTGAAATAAAACCATATCGCCAATGCTTTCCACCTAAGAAACCAAAGAAACAAGGACGTTCTTTTATGCGTGAACAATTAGAATATATTAAGAATCAAGCTAAATGGCAAGCCGCTAAAGTGTACTGTGAAGGTAACGATTTAGAGTTTAAAATCTTTACTGAAAAAGACATAGGTGTCTATAGTTAATATAAATATAGTAAATGGTTTCAATACTAGATAAATTAGCTAATAAACAAGGCGATACTACTAAATCAGCAAGTTGGTATAAAAACGCCATATCATCTATTGGTCAAAAGATTAGTGCTAATAAATTAATGGCACAAGGTACATTGACTGCTAGACCCAATCTAGGTTTATTAAATTTATTCTTTTATGATCCAAAGTATAAAGAAAGTTTACCGTATTACGATACGTTTCCATTAGTGTTACCATTGGAAGCTATCAAAGGTGGATTCAGTGGATTAAATTTTCACTATCTACCACCATTATTAAGATTAAGATTATTAGAAAATATGCAAAGATATGCAACAAGTCCTAGATTGAAAGATGCTAGATTTGATGTTAGCTGGGCAAGAGTTAAAAATATTCCTATGATTAAACCGACTATTAAAAAATATTTGTATAAACACGTTAGGTCTAGTTTTTTAAAAATAGATTTAACACAAGCAGCTATTGCTTGTTATTTACCAGTACAACAGTTTCAAAAAAGACCTGCTGGTAGTGTTTATAATGCTTCAAGGAGTATGGTATAATGGCTATTTTAAGAGGTGGAGTTCGTATTGGTGGATTTGATGTAAGATTAGGATTGCCACGTGATCGTTCATTAGACAATGTAGAAAACGATAAAAGATTTAGACGACCTCAAGGACCTCAAAAAGAAACTACAATGGGTAGAATGCACTCATATGTTAATGAGGCAGAAGGATTTGCTCGTAAGGCAAGATTTTATGTAGAGTTTTATTTACCAAAAGGCGCACAACCAATTGTTTTAGGTGATGATTTAAGCGAACCGTCTTTAAGTGCAGAAGAAACATTACAAACATTTAAAAAACAAAGCGATCTAATACCTATTCAAAATTCAAATGCTAAAAGAGTAAATGCTTTTTGTAATGCAATATCTATGCCAGATAGAGATATACAAACGTTAGAAGTTAAAACTGCAGGTCCAGCTCGTAAAATTGCATATGATTATAAATCAGCTGATATAACAGCAACATTCTATAGTGATAAATTTTTAAGAGAAAGATCATACTTTGAAACGTGGCAAGCAGCTGCGTTTAGTACTCAATCTCATAACTTTAATTTTTATGATAACTATGTATCTGATATAAACATATTTCAATTAGGAAGTTATGCTAGTAAGGCAGAGAGAGATGATGTAACATATGCTGTAAAATTATTTGATTGTTTCCCTAAGACAATAGGAGTTGTTGACTATGCATATGCTGATACTGATACTATAACAACGTTTAACGTTACATTTACATTTAGATATTGGGTAAATTATTTCTTAGATCGTTCTGGTACTATTGCATTAGGTGAACCAAACTTCAGAAATGTAGATGTAAAAAGTAGTTATGGTGCTTTTGGTGGATTAATGAATAGATTACCACCAGAATTACGTAGAGCTGGAACACAAGTATTAGAAGGTATTAAAAGACGTATACCAATCGGTGGTGTTACAGGTGGTAGAGTGTTTCCTCCATTTGGTAATTTACCGCCATTAAATCTATAATAAATAGTAATATTATATAATAAGGAGATAATTATGGCGTTGCCAAGAGTTGATGTGCCTACGTATGAATTGACGTTACCATCAGAAGATAAAAAAATCAAATACAGACCTTTTCTAGTTAAAGAAGAAAAGATATTATACATTGCCCTGGAAACAGGTGACAATAAACAAATGGTATCAGCATTAAAAGAAATTGTTGATGCTTGTACATTTAATACATTAAAGGTAGATAAGTTACCAATATTTGATATTGAATATATTTTTTTAAATATCAGAGCAAAATCAGTAGCAGAAATTGTTAAATTTAGAACAATATGTCCTGATGATGGAATAACATATGCTGAAACAGAAGTTGATTTAACTAAAGTTGAAGTGCATGTAGATGATAGTCATACAAATAAAATTGTAATAGATGATAAAAAGAATTTAGGACTTGTATTGAAATATCCTACACTTAAAAATTACGATATAGGTAAAGGTACAGATAATTTACAAGTTGAATCTATATTTGCTATTTTGATTGATTGCATAGATCATATATTTGAAGGTGATAAAATTTATCCTTCAAAGGATACATCTAACGAAGAATTAAAAGAGTTCATAGAATATTTACCTCAAGATGCATTCAATAAGATAAGAAAGTTCTTTGACACCATGCCCAAACTTCAAAAAGAAATTGAAGTTACTAATCCAAAAACAGGTGTTGTAAGTAAAGTAACTTTATCTGGCATTGCAGATTTTTTCGAATTGGCCTCGCCCACAGTAGCCTAGAGGCCTACTTCGAAACTAATTTTGCCTTAATGCAGCATCACAAATATTCATTGACTGAAATAGAAAGTATGTTACCTTGGGAGAGGGATATATACGTTTCATTATTAGTGACTTATATTAAGGAAGAAAATGAAAGACAGCGTGAACAATCACAAGCCAATAAGTAAATATACCTTTAGTGAAAACTGGTCTCCATCTGCAATAGATAATTCACAGTACATATTTGATAAGGTTCTTATACCTAATAAAATATTGGAAATAGGAACATTTGAAGGTTTTTATTCATTATGGATTGCAGAACAATTAGGTAAGCACGAACATTTTGAATTACATACAATAGATCCATTTAAAGGTATCAATTATGGTGTAGAACAATCATATTTTGATGATATAGAAAGTAAATGGAAAAATAATTTGTCTAAATGTGATTATAAGAATAAGATAACATTTCATAAAGATATATCTTTTAATGTATTAAATAAATTGTATAATGAAAATAAAAAATTTGATTTGATTTACATAGATGGTCACCATCGTTCATATAAGGTGTTGGAAGATTTAACATTATCATTTAATCTATTAAACTCTGGTGGTATATTGTTAATAGATGATGCAACGTTTTGGAAATATAGTTACGATTTTAAATTAATAGATGTAAGTAATGATATAGGTTTGACTCCTAGACTAGCTGTAGATACATTTATTCATTGTAATTGGGCTAGATTAGATGTGATTAATATACCTAATAATGTGCAAGTAGCTATAAGAAAAAAAGGTTTATCTATATAAATAGTATTATGAATAATCAAAAAGAATCGAATTTTAATACTAAATGGCGTCCAGCAATGGGTTGGTTATATCTGGCTGTTTGTGCATTTGATTTTGTTATATTTCCTGTACTATGGAATTTAGCACAAGCAACCTATTTAAAGAATATTGTATTTACACAATGGATGCCACTTACATTACAAGGTGCTGGTTTCTTTCATATTTGTATGGGAGCTGTATTAGGTATATCAGCATATGGTAGAACACAAGAAAAGATTGAAACTAAAAAGTTAGAAGCCAAAAAAATAGAAGAAGAACAGATAGGCTAATAAATGGCCAAAGATTTCATAGACGATTCAACATCACTAGCATTAGGTGTTAGACCTGAAGAAATGGGTATGGGTAGAGGCGACTTAATGAAAAAGGCTTCTTTTCTAAGAGCTGTAAAAGATTATACTGAACAGTCTACCGGTGGTCCTTTAGGCACTGAAACACTTACAAAATCACTTAGAAACATTACACAAACAATAGTTCAAAAAGTTCAAACAACAGTTGTAACTGCTACTAAAGCTATAGTTCCTAGTATTGAAAATGAGTTATATAAAATCGGTGAATTATTAAAAACTAATAGAGAAGATGATGACCAAAAAGCATTAGACATTATAGATACACTACAACAAAAATTTGGAGTTAATTTAAAAAACTTTAGTAAAGAATTAAATGAAAGTATTAGTAAATTAGAAAAGGCATTAGAAGAAAAAAAACAAAAACGTGCTGAAGAAAAACAAATAAGAGAAGAAAAGATATCTCAATTAGAGACTGAAAGAGTCTTATTACAACAAAATAATATTAACACCTATGTAGATAAAGAAAATTTACAATTAAAAATTAGAACATTAAAAGAAGAAAAACAAGAAAAAATATCTATTAGAGAACAAGAAAAACAATTAGAGAGAAGAAAAGAACAATTTTTAAGAGAAGAACAAAGATTATTAAGACAAAATACTTTAAGTGATGATGATAATAAAAAAATATTAAACAGACGCCAATTAATAATTAAAGCTGAAGAAAAATTACAACAAAGAAAAGATTTAGTAGGAGTTAAACCTGGTCAAACTAATTACGCTGGTGGTCCTATTGTAGAAACATTACGTGGTGCTAAAGATCAAATGTTACAAGGATTACAAGCACCAAAAGAGTTATTTGTTTATTTTAAATCAATGGGTAAAGAAATTGGTAGTTTAACCTCATCATTAGGCAATTTAACAAAAAATGGTATATCATTATTGGGTAAAGGATTATCTTCATTAGGTTCAGGATTAACCAAAGGTGCAATGGTTTTAGGTAGATTCGCTATAGCAGGATTAATGGCCTCAGCCAAATTTATATTAATAGGATTAGCAGTAGTAGGTGTTATTATGGCCATTAGTAAATTAGCTGATTGGATAAAATCTAAATTTAGTTGGTTATTTGGTGATGATACAAAGAAACTTGAAAAAGATCCTAATAAAAATGTAACAGAACAAGACAAATTGAAAATGGATAAAGAACCTTCTAAAGTAGATAGAGAAGATTCATCTAATTTTAAAGATATAAAGACTGAACCTAGAGAAGATTTTATTAAATCATATGACAATGAGAAGAAAATAATACCACCTAGACCAGATTTTATACCTGATAAACGTTTCTTACCTATGTCACAACAGGAAGCAAATAGTGTTAATCAGTTGAGTAAAGAAAGAAATATGGCTAAGAAAGAGAAAGAAGCAGCCAACAATATGGTTATAGCTCCTACCAATAATGTGTCAACTCAAAATCAAAATAGTTCAGTTTCTTTTCCTATGGAAGTAGATAATTATGATAGGTCTTTTAGAAATATAGGAACAAGTTTAGCAGTTTAAATAGTGGCCATTTCTGGCCACCATCAAAGTTATGAGTAAAGAGAGAGATTACTCGTCATCTGCCAATTTACTAAAGTAAGATAACGTATCGTCATCATCACTAGCAGCTGGAGTAGTTTTACCATTACTTTTTACCGAACCATTTGTTCTAGCTTGAGGGAGGTCAGCAGATTCAACAGTTGCAGTATTTCTAGTTCCCGTAATAACCCTATTCAGTTTCTCTTTGAGTTCATCATAGGATTTGAAATTACTAGGGGCCAAGAAAGGCGTTAGAGCGTACTGTTTAGACCAAATTGCTTTAATTTTCTCATCACTATCAGCAACTGGAGCAGTAGGCTCAAATTCAGATTTATCATAGTTCCAATAACCATCTACCTTTCTAATTTTTAGTTTAAAGTTCGCACCTTTCCAAAAATCAAACGGGTTAACTGGTTGTTCATCTTCAAATGCAGGACTCATTCTTTCAGCAATCTTATCAAATATCTTTTTACCATATTTGAATATGAATACTTTACCTTCATTCTCTGGATGCTTAGGATCACTAACAACTAATATATTA